ACTACAATGACTGCTGTAGCAGTTGCAGGAACAACCATTGTATCTGTTGCAACTACAGAAGGGATCAATCCTGGTTCTTTTGTTTCTATTGCTCAGACAACTGCAGGATCTATTTCTACACAAGTAGGAATCATTACTAATATATCAGTCACAAGTGTTGGTAATGGAAATATAACTCTTGGTTCTTCAATCTTCCCAGCTGGTGTAGGTATAGGAACAACAACTCCAGCACCTGTTGTCACTGTTAAGAGATATGATCCACCTGAAGTTATCATAGATCCACCTGTAAGTTATAGTAATATTCCATTAGTATATTCATCATCATCTACAACTGGTGCTGGTCAAAGTGCTTCAGCAGATATTATAGTTGGACAAGGATCAAGTGTAATTGATTTTGAAATTAGAAGAGAAGGATATGGTTTTGGTAATGGTGAGATATTAACTATTCCTACTGGTGGAACAACTGGTATTCCTACTGATACTTCTAAGACCTTCTCTGAATTTAGGCTTACTGTAAAAGATATTCATTCAGATGAATTTAATGGATGGACATTTGGACAATTGCAACCAATTGATTCATTTACTAATCTATTTGATGGATTTAGAAAAGTATTCCAAATGAAGGTTAATACAGAAGCAATATCATTAAAGACTTTCTTTGGATCATCAATCAAAGCAGAACAATCATTACTAGTCTTTATAAATGGACTTTTACAGAAACCAAACTATGCTTACAACTTAGGAAGTGGTGGAAGTTCCATAGTATTCACTACAGCACCAAAAGCAGATGATGATTGCAGTGTTCTATTCTATAAAGGAACACCTGAAATAGATGTTGCTCTTCTTAATATTGCAAAAACAATTAAGAAAGGTGATGGAATAGACATTAATAATAATCCTGAGGTGGGTCAAGGTCCAGGTTTAGATCAAGAACCAAGAACTATCTTAGGAATAACATCACAAAGTTCTGATACAGTTTCAACTAGTCCATATAGAAGAATAGGTATCACTACTGATATTAGTTTACTCAGACCTGCATACTGGAGAAAACAAACTACTGATGCTATCATCAATGCTGAAGTTGTTGGAAAGGATAGAGTTGAATTAGAAGCTGAACCATTCCCAACATCTTATCTTCTTAATTCTGTCAGTGCAGGTTCTACTGAATTTTATGTTAATAGTGCAGTTCCATTCTTTAATCCAAATAATGAGGAACCCACTAATAAAACAATCACTCAAAACTTTGTAGATATTACATCTCAAAATGTAATTGAAGTTGGATTAGCAACTGCTATTGTTTCTGAAACTGGAACTGTATCATCTGTTGATTTAACTAATGTTGGTTTTGGATATACAGGAGTTCCTACTCTTAAATTCTCTGCTCCTCCTGAGGGAAGTGGATTTACCACTGCTACTGCTACAGCAACAGTAAGTCCCTCAGGATCTATCACAGGTGTAACAGTTACTAATGCAGGAACTGGTTATACTAATACTAATCCACCTGTACTTCAAATATCACCACCTAAACCTGTCATAGAGTTTAATGTGGATGTAGATTCATATTCTGGTGACTTTGGTGAAATTGTTGGACTTGGAACAACAACTGTTGGTGGACAGAACCAGTTAATATTTGACTTCTTTATATCTGAGAACTCTATATTGAGAGATGCTTCTGGAGCAACATCACCAGTTGGTGCTGCTGTTACTCTTAGTGGAATCAGCACTGGAGACTTCTTCGTAGTAAATAATAGTAATCATTTGTTTACTAGAGGTCAGGGTGTTAACACACCAACCAGTTTGGTTATAACTAATGCTGGATCTGGATATAAAGCTGAAGATGGTAACACTAGTGGAACTAGATTAAATCAAGGAACCACAGGTGGATTTGGAAGTGGATTAAGAGTTGATGTTGTTGTAAGTAGTGGTAACATTACTGCAGTTACAATTAGAGATCAAGGATCAGGTTATAAACTTGATGATTCAATTGGTCTTAATGTTTCACCTGGTTCAGGTTGTGCACTTCAAATTGATAAAGCATTTGGAACTCTAGAAACTAGAGGATCAACTGATACTAGTCTAAAAGTTGGAGCAACCACATCTTTCTTAGATTGTGTATATCAAGTAGCAAGTTTTGAAGATAATGATCTTTTAAATACATCTATTGGTATCTCTACTGTAGGAAGTGGTAAAACTTCTGTAAGAAGAGTATTCACAAATATTGCTGGATTAAGTACAGTTAACTTCTCATCCTCAATATTGACCTTTGACTCTGGTAACATTGGAGTAGGAACAGCTACTTTTGACACTAGATCAAGTGAAACTTATACTGGTACAATATCACCTGCTTCTTACTGGGCTAACTATAGTTGGGGTAAAATTATAGTTGCCAGAGATCAATCAAACAATTTTGATTCTTACACTGGAAATGGTGTTATTGGATTAACAACATCTACCATAGTCTCTAGATCTAAACCTCTAGAATATAATGACTATGCGACATAATAAATACATTTACGGAAAACCTTTAAATAAATAATGGCTAAATTAGGAATTAGTACAGGAACCACGCCCAATGATGGAACAGGTGACAGCCTTTTAGATGGTGCCGTTAAGGTTAATTCAAATTTTGATGAAGTTTATACTAAGATAGGAGATGGGACAAACTTATTTGTTGGAATTGTTAGTTCTATCACAGTTTCAGGTCCTCTAAGCATAAGCACCACCTTTGGTGCTCCTGTCATAACTGGATTAGCAAATACTGCCAATATAAATGCAAACAACTTTCAAGTAACTGGTGTAGGAACTATAACAGGAACTACAAGGTTAGCAGGTATTAGTACATTCTCTGCTGCTGGATATACTGTAGCAGGTTTAGTGACTGCAAGTAATATAATATCAAATGAAACAATAAAAGTAGCTGGTATAGTTACAACCTCTGAAGATGGTATAAATGTCTCAGCTGGTGTAAGTGCTAGATCTCTATCAATTCAGGATGTAACTCAAACTTCTCATTTTGTTGGTTTAAACACTGTATTCATAGATCATACTGGTGTTGCTGCTACTGCTATCAACATAACTGATACTGCAACCATTGGATTTGGATCTATAACCAGTGCAAATATCACTACAATAAATTCAAACTTAGTAAGAGGTAACAGTGGTATATTGACCACCGCTGTAGTTGGAACAGCAATCACCATGCACTCAAAAGGAATTGATGCTGGTCAAGCTGGTATTATAACTGCAAGCAGATTATTTGGTGCTGTAACTGGTGCTGTAACTGGAACTGCATCTTCTGCAACTGAAGCAGATTTAGCATATGGACTAACAGGAACACCTAGTATTGTGGTAGGTGTTGCAACTCTAGGTGCTCATATATTCAATGCAGCAGGTGCTTTTGTATCAGGAATAGTAACAGGAACATCATACTCAGTAGGTGCTAATGAAGTAATTAGTAGTGCTAGACAGTTAAAAAATATAGCAACATTAGATGCCACAACCAAATTAACAATAGAAAATGCTATATCTGATCCTCCAAATGATTTTGATGATTTAAATGTAGTTGGTCTTGCTACTGTAAACAGACTGTTTATTAGTGGAGATACTGCAGGTCTCAATATAATTGGTGTTACCACTGGTCTCGCTGTACCAGGTATTTCAACTCTTGGTATTGTTACTGGTGCAACTTCACTTCAAGCAACTGATGTCTATTCAAACTTCTTACATGGAAATGCTTCTGCCGTAACTGGTAGTCCAACTTTCACAGTTCTTACTGCAACTAAAGGATTACTTGGTGCTGGTGTAACTATTGATCAAAGTAATATTGATGTAGGTCATGTAACTGGTATTATCACTGCTAAAGAATTTCATGGTGATGGATCAAACTTAACTGGTATCACTGCCTCAACTGTTGCAGGTATTAGTACAGTAGGAACTTCTGGATTCAATCAGTTAAATGTAACTGGTGTATCTACATTTACTGGAACTATTGATGCTAATGGTGGTGCAAGGATTGATGAAATTCAAATTGGAGTAACTAATGATAATGAAATTGATACTAATTCTGGTAACTTAACTATTGATTCTGCTGGTGGTACTACAACTATTGATGATATTTTAACTGTTAGTGGCAATGCAACTTTACAGGGAACATTAGGAGTAACAAACACAGTAACCCTAACAAATACAGCAACCCTTAATAATGGATTAGTTGTAAATGGTGCTATTGCTGATATAAATCATCAGATAGTTGGTATTCAGACAAATAATATAATTCCATTCTATTATGCTCAAGTAAGTGATTTCCCATCAGCATCTACATATCATGGTGCTGTTGCTCATGGACATGATACAGGTTTAATGTATTTTGCACATGGTGGAAACTGGTTGCAATTAGTCAGTAAAAATAATAGTGGAGTAACTGGCAAGGTTATAGTTGGTTCTGGTGTAACTATTGACCAGAATAATATTGATGCTGGTCATGTTACTGGTATTGTAACTGCTAAATCATATGTTGGTGGTGGAGATGGAAAATTAGTAACTTCTGAATGGACAGTTACTAACAATGGTTCTACTAACTATATCTTTAATGGACCTGGTGGATTATCTAATGCATCAAACTCAACTCTATATCTTGCTAGAGGACAAACTTATCAATTTAATATGAATGCATCTGGACATGGATTTGCTATTCAGACTAGTTCAGGCACTTATAACTCTGGTAATGTTTACACCACAGGAGTTACAAATTCTGCAGCTGCAGTAGGAGTTATTAAATTTGAAGTTCCTTTCTCAGCACCAAATACCTTGTATTATGCTTGTGCATCTGGTCATTCTGGAATGGTTGGATCATTGGTCATCTATCCTTCAATATAAACTCTATAAATAAAAACAAAACTTAAAAATGGCAGCGATAATAACTGATCAACTGAGAATAGTGAATGCAAGTAACTTTGTTGCTGGTGTGCAATCTAGTGCAAACTCTTACTATGCATTTATTGGTCTGCCTAATGCTGGAAGTTATGTATCCACTTGGGATTCAGATCCTCCTGCACCAAAAGATGCTTTTAGTCAATCTGATGACTACTATGACACTATGTTAGCAGTAAAAAGAATTAATTCTGCTGATATTAGTCAAGTGGTTAGAAAGTTAAGATGGCAGTCTGGTGTGACATATGATATGTGGAGAAATGATATTACAAGAGACAATGCATCTCAACCATCAGGTGCTTTTGATGTATACTCTGCAAATTATTATATAATCAATGCAGATTATAGAGTTTATATTTGTTTGTTTAATAATGCTAATCCTGAAAATAATAATCAAGGTGGTCCTTCATTAGATGAACCAACATTCACAGATTTAGAACCAAGAGCTGCTGGTAGTAGTGGTGATGGATACATTTGGAAGTATCTTTATACAGTAAGACCAAGTGAAGCAATAAAATTTGATTCAACTGATTACATTCCTGTTCCTGATGATTGGTTCACTAGTGCAACATATACTCCTATGAGAGAAAATGCAGATGCTAGTGGTCAACTTAAAATTTGCACTATTACAAATAGAGGAGTTGGTCTTGGAACTGCTAATATCACATATACTAATGTTCCTATAATGGGAGATGGTGAAGGTGGTAAAGCAACTATTGTAGTTAATAATGATTCAAAAGTAGAAACAGTAACAGTTTCTGATGGTGGATCTGGATACACTTTTGGTAGTGTTGATCTAGCAGCAGGTGGAGTTCCTTTAGGAAGCACTACACCTACATTTAATGTAATTATTCCTCCACCAGGTGGACATGGAAAAGATGTTTACTTAGAGTTAGGTGCATTAAATGCATTAGCATATGCTCGTTTTGAAAATGATTCAGAAAACCCAGACTTTGTTACAGGACAACAGTTTGCTAGAGTTGGTATTTTAAAGAATCCTCAAGCTCAAGGATCTGATGAATTATTAATATCTGAAAAAGCAAGTGCTGTTTATGCTTTAAGATTAACAGGTGCTGGTTATAGTTCAGCAGTCTTTAATCCTGATGAATTTGTCACTCAAACTATTGGTATTGGGTCTACTGCTGTTGGTAGAGTAATATCTTATGATCAATCTACTGGTGTATTAAAGTATTGGCAAGATAGAACAACTGCTGGATTTACATCCACTGGACTTGCTGAACCTAACCCAATATATGGTTTTAGGGTAAATAGATTTTCACACCTCATAGAGGCACCTGGCACTGCTACAGGTGGTAGTTATACCATCAATGGGGGTAGTGTCGCTGTTGGAATTGACACTGGATTCCAAGGTGTTTCAACAGTAATAAATAATAGAACCTATTACTTGGGTCAAAACTTTGTCAGTGGTGTTGCTCAACCAGAAATTAAAAAATATTCTGGTGAAGTAGTATATGTTGATAACAGACCTTCTATTACCAGATCTAGCTCTCAAAAAGAAGACCTAAAAATAATCTTGCAATTCTAAAAAATCATGCCTCAGGAAACTAATCTAAACGTTGCTCCTTATTTTGATGATTTTGAGCCGTCTAGTAATTACTACAAAGTATTATATAAACCTGGTTTTCCTGTTCAAGCAAGAGAACTCACAACCATGCAATCTATTCTTCAGAATCAGATTGAAGACATGGGGAATCACTTTTTTAAAGAAGGTGCTAAAGTAATACCAGGTGGTTCTCAATTTAAAGATCAATTTTTTGGTGTACAAA